CAACAATAGTGATGCTGTTCTTTGCATCCATTCCCTCTAGGGCATTTGTTCTTAGTGTACTCATGCCAAGTCTCCTACATATCCTTGTGCCGCTAAATTCATATCATCTTCTATATTTCCATCTCCTTCACTACCATCCGTAACACCATAATTAGCTCTAAAGCTACCTGTGGCATGAGCATTAGCTTGTCCACACAAATGACTACCCCTAGTTGAACCATCATTTACAGACCCATCTAAAAGAACATAGGTAGTATTTCCCATTGCGTTAGTAAAAGATGTGGTATAATCACCAGTACCGTTATCTGTCATACCACTTACGTTAAAAGAATCTCTAGCCGCAGCTCCACTTGCTGACCCATCAAAGTTAACCCAAACTTTAATCAACCCCTGCTGTAAGTTGGTAGTTGTAGAGTTACCCTCTCCTGTGACGGCAATAGACCCTGCTGTTGATGTGCCTGTGAGTGTGTTTGTTTTGAGTGTTGCCATTATGCCAAGTCTCCGTGAATTGCCATCATTTGAGCTACATCTTGATAACTACTTCCATCATAACCTCTTAATTCTATCATATTAGTGTTTCTACTGACTACATCCTCCCACTCTTGGTCTATCCTAGATTGAACACAAGTGACAGTCGCAAAATTTGTATTAGCCATAACATTACTTAGAGTAAGTCTTTGTATTCCAGTGCCTTGGTCACCTAGAGAACTTACATTTAAGCTATCATTTAAAGTAGTTCCTGCTGCATTTGAATTAGCAAATGACTTTGCCAACCCCTGCACCATGTTCTGTGTAACAGCACCACTATCAGAACGATAGGTAGTATCATTGTTTAATACAGCAGTAGTTCTACCTGATGTATCAATGGTTTGGGCAGAGGTATTATTCGTGTGCTTAATTGTTTGTACTAGAAGATTGCTCATAGTATTGCTACGTTCCCTCCTGAGTTAATCGTCAGTGTCACACCACTTGCTATGGTCAAAGGACCTGTGACGTTAGCATTTTCTGTAGCTTCTATTGTGACGTTTGTATCTAACGACTGTGCATTGGTTCTAAACATTCCACCATGCTTAAATGTACCTTTGTTTTCATCTGGTGGTACAATGCTGTTATCAGCTATGCCAAGGTAATTTACAAAGATGTTACCTGTTCCTGATGAAGGTGCTGCACTAAAGGTCAGTGTTGTACCGTCAGGGATTGTATAAGCACTGCTGTCCTGCACTACACCGTCTACAGATACTAGAACGTCCTGAACATTAGAGACTGTCTGTGACAGCGTAAATGTGGTGTCAGAGCCATCACCATTAAACCTTTGTACGGATGGTATAGCATGAAAGCCTGACTGTACCTGATTTCCTATGTATGCCATTAGGTTATTTCCATTATGCTGAGTGACCCTGAAAGTTTATCTGCAACGGAGCAGTCTATTCTTAGTACGTCTGTTGTTTCTAATATAACTTTACCACCTGACAGCAATTCTAAAGAAGAACCTACAGGTATGGGTACATCTTTGGCTAAAAAGGCTGTACCATTTGTAGCTCCTCTGCCACCTCCTGATGTGTCACTAACAAGTTCTACTTCTGCTGTGACTTGTGAAGTGTGTATGTTGGTTAATATAAGACCTATGACAACCGTTGTTGTACTAGAAGGTGTAGTATAAACCGTGTATGGTGTACCTGCTGCGTTTGGTTCAGCTGCAAAAGTAACCACCTTAAATGTATTTGCCATATTTGTTTCTCCTTATCCTAATGCAATGGCTAATGCTGTTGGGTCATCTGTGGTAAACCCTGCACTTGATAGATATGTTTTAACATCTGTTAAGGCTACCTGTTTCATTGTACCATTATCGTTTGTTACAACTCTGTCAGCATCAACTAATGTGGTTGAACTTGCTGCTGTACCCCCATCCATAATGTTTAGTTCGGTTGCTGTTGAGGTTACATTTGTTCCCCCTATATCAAGTGTTGTCATTGAGACTTCACCTGCTACTGTAGCTATACCGTCTGCTAATGTTATTAAGTCTGTGTCATCAGTGTGACCAATAGTTGTTCCATTAACTATTACATTATCTACTGTAAGAGTAGTCAGCGTTCCTAACGATGTAATGTTAGCTTGTGCTGCAGTTTGTATTGTACCAGATAACTGTGTTGCTGTCAACCTTCCTGTGCTAGGATTGTAAGTTAAATCACCATCTGATTCTAATCCAATGTTTCCACCGTCTACATCACCACCTGATGTAAATATGATAGCATTGTCTTCATTTGTGCTTTCGTTGTCACTAATAGTTACTGTTGTTGCTACAGTGGCTGTTGATGCAGTTCCTGTTACGTTACCTTCTATGTTAGCAACAAGTGTACCTGTTGTCATATTCAGGTTGCCTGTGCTACTTGCATTGTCTGTTGTAGTACCTAGTGCAAACTTATCTTCTGACTCGTCCCACATAAACAGAGCATCATTACCTGTTGACCCTCTTTCTATTATTATACCCACATCATTAGAGTTTGAACTTGCTCCACTGTTTAAACCTAATAAAGTATCTTTCACAGTGGTATTTGTTGTATCTACGGTTGTGGTATCCCCACTGACTGTTAAGTTACCTGTTACAGTTAAGTTGTCGTTTACTGTTACTTCAGAGGTGCTATGACCAATAGATATAGGCACACCAGATGTAGCTGTACCTATTGTTATGCCATTGGATGTATTGGAGTTATCTATGTTTAAAGTAGACGTACTGTCTAGTGATATATTAGAACCGTCTACAACTAATGTACCGTCTATATCTGTATTGTCTAAATTAGCTGTTCCGTCAACGTCTATGTCACCACTTATATCTAAACTTGTTGCATCTACTTCCCCTGCCACCGTAAGCACACCACTAGCAACAGTCATTAAATCTGTGTCACCAGTATGTCCAATAGTTGAACCATTTATAATTACGTTGTCTACTGTGAGAGTAGTTAGCGTTCCTAATGATGTTACATTGGATAGTGTATCTAATGCTGATTCAAAGTATGTTTCAAAGTCAGTCAGGGCAACTTGCTTCATAGTCCCTGCATCATTAACTACAACTCTGTCAGCGTCTGCTAGTGTTGTAGACGAAGCAGTTGTATCGCCATCCATAATATTAAGTTCAGTAGCAGTAGATGTTACACCGTCTAATATGTTTAGTTCTGCTGCAGTAGATGTTACGTTTGTACCACCTATGTCTAATGTAGTTACGGATATCTCTCCTGCTACTGTGACAAGACCGTTAGCTACTGTGATTAAATCAGTATCGTCTGTATGTCCTATATTAGAACCGTTAATTAATACATCGTCTATATCAAGTGAGCCACCTGTTATAAGACCTGTAGTTGTTATTGTAGATGAGCCTGTATCTATTGTGCCAAAGCCAGAAGTAATGCTACCACTGTTCAATGCACCAACAGTTGTGGCTGCAGTTGTAACAAGGTTAGGCATTGCTGTGATTTCATCGTCAAAGTAGGCAGCCAAGTCTGTTACAGCAACCTGCTTCATTGTCCCTGCGTCATTAAATACTACTCTGTCTGCATCTGCGACAGTAGTAGATGTAGCAGTTGTGTCACCGTCTAGTATGTTTACTTCTGTAGTTGAAACTGTAAGTCCGTCTAGTACCTCTAGTTCTGCTTCAGAGATACCTGCACTACCTATTGTTATAGTGCCACCAACAGTAAGATTGCCTGATAAATCTAAAGCACCATTCATATCAATGGTTGTTGCGGCTATCTGTATTTCTGTGTCAGCTACAAGGTCAAGCTGTCCGTCTGTACTAGAATTGATGTAGATAGCTGTGTCACGGAATTGTAGCTTTTCTGTAGATGCTACAAGTATGTCATCAGAGAACTCAAAGTAGTCCTCGTCTTCCATCCATTTAAACACACCATCGTTTGTCTCACCATCAAAGGTGATTGTTATATCTGTTCCTGCTGTCCCTGCACCAAAGGTAAGTGTGTTACCTAGTAGCTTTGTGATAGGACCACCTTCAGCAGATGTACCATCGTGTGTGTGTCCTGAACTAGATGCAAAGGCGGCTAATAACTGATTAAACTCATCATTAGTATGTGCCGCTGTGATTGTATCCCCATCAGAGTACGAAGACTGTCTTGTGTATGTTGCTCCCATTTACCTTCTTGCTCCTAATTGGTATTCTAGCTGAAACCCTTTTAACGAGTATGGTGCTGTTTCTCCACCATCATTTACTCTTAATGCTACGGCAAAGCCTGAACCTTCTACTGCTTGTCTTACGAGTGGCTGTGATGCACCACCATACGTTCCAAACCCACTAGATGAACTACCATATGTTGTTACTCCATATACAGCAGCGATATCGCTTGAATCTAATTCGTATGCCGCAGGTCTTGCTGAATCTTTAGCTTCGTAGTCATACCTTAAAAATAAATCAGCGTCTATTGTTGATTCAGGTGCGTAGTTAATAATAACACGTTGCATATGCTTTCGTATACCTGCATCCCCAAACGTCATGTCAGGGCTTCTGTACTTAGCGTTTATTGCTGTGCCATCAAATGTGTTACCTGACTCTTGCCTGTATACATATCCGTTTGAGTAATCACCGTGTAAAACTATAACATCTCCTGCTTTTACAAAACTGTCTGTTGATGCAGGACGTATACCTCTTAACTCTGAAAACTCAAATGCCTGTCCCTTTAAAACACATGCTACACCTTTTGTGCTATTTTGTGCTGTCGCTGATTTCGTAAAAAATATTCTATACTGCGTTCTGTCTGGTATTACTACACTCTCAAACTCAGACGCACTTGATAGGTTGTCATCAAATATAGACTGCACATTAGAGCTAATCGTACCTAGTTCAACGTCACCAATTCTTGCTGTACCTGCAACCGTTCTCAAACCATCAGGTCCTAAAAATATTAAGTCTCCTGCAAATTCCTGTATTGTGTCTCCGTTTATACAACCAATGTCTCTTGTTACGGCTGATATGGCAAAGTCACTTGAGGTACTACCACTTAGTTTAAATATTCTGTTCTCACAAAAGATAAATAAATTATCACGGAAAACTTTTAGTCCTGTAATAGTATCATCTACTTTTATGCTTCCTGCACCACTACCACTACTAAAAGCATCTTCATCAAAGGGCTGACTAAATACGAGTGTCTGTGGTGTAGTAGACTTCCCTGCATAAAACATGTGACTTTTAAACGCTGTTACAAACTTAGCACCTGCTACGTCACTATTACTTACATCCGTTGCTGACATTGATGTGTTAAAAAACGTAGGAGCATTTGCTCCGTCCACTACTATAAGTTTATCATTACCATCAAAGTTGTATCGTTCAAAGTTATACTTACCTGCACTTGTTCTACCACTATCCCTACTTGTCCAACTTGAGCCACCTGCTGTAGCACTATATATACTTGTTCCTCTTGCCGCTACAACAAAGTCACCAAAAGTTGCAACCATTAAAACCTTTTCACTAGCAGAGCTTGTATATGGTACTACGGCACTTACGTATTTACTAAAACCATTTATTCTTCTATAACCACCTTCAATGTCAGGCTCAAAGTTTTGTAGCTCTAAGGCTTCTCCGGGTTGCATCATAAAGGTTGATCTGTTTAAAACTAATCCACCTTCACAGTTAAAGGCAGCAGGTGCTGTCTGTGACAGATCAGGCATTAATTTAATGCTCCTGAGCTAAAATACCCTGTTGGCTTTTGTATCATAGTAGAACGTACATATTCGTACTTGTTTACTAACAGACTTTGCATATTCTTTATACCCTGTTCAAAGCGTTCAAAATTAAGTTGATACTGTGTGGTTTCCCCTCTGTACTGATACACAAAAGCCGTAGCTCCGTCTATAATAACAGGATCAAACCTTGTGGGAATTGTTGTAGTGTCACCGTGAGCAGATAAATCTGTTGGGAAGGCAAAGTAGTCGTACTTTAGTGTATAAGACCTATTAGGAAAAGGGAATAATAAATAATTATTATCTAGTGTTCTAACTATGTATCTTGGCACTGACCCTCTATCAAATTGTGCTACGGAAGTTCCGTTGTCATGCGTTGCTGCCGTTGTGCTATTTGCTCCTCTAGTACATCCTGTTAGAGTGTTTGTGCTAATACCTGTATATGTTATTTCTTCGTTTTCTATAAAAATAGTTCCAGTGCTGTCAAAGCCTGTGGAACTCGTAAGATCTATTTCTGTTTCACTAGCGTCTAGTGCTTCTGCTAGTGTTGTGGTTGTTATCTCGTCTTCTTGTGTGATGTGTTCATTATTAATGTATTCATTATACGTTAATGTTGTTAGGTTTGCTCCTGAAGCTCCTAAGTCGGAATCTTTTACTATTCTTGCGGTGTTGTAGTCTACATGCTTTGCGTCTGTGGGTATACTATATCTAACTATTCCCGGTGAAAGCGTCTGTGACTTTGATGTATGATTAAAAGGGTATTGAAACTCTCTTTGGTTTATATACCTTATAGACTCATTTACTGCATTCTGTGCTTGAATTTGTATGCCTCTAGCACTAGAAAAATTAGAAGAGGTGAGTTGCACTTCATTTAATCTCGCTAATACATTATTTGTTAATGATAAAAAAGTTGCCATTCACCC